TGCGCCTTTGTAGGTGCCTCGGCTTGCCACGTCTTGAATAACATTTTGGGCTTGCAACATTGACGCGCCAAACATAGCCGATTTTTGTTGCTCTTGCGTCATTGCCGTGCCCTTGCCTCGCAATGGTGTTCCAGCCATTGGAGTTGCAGGAGCTGCTACAACGGGCGCTACGGGCGCACGTTGATCCAGCACGCTAGGCATACCGGGAATGACTTGCGTAACCGCTGGCGTTGCCGTTGGCGGCAAACGTGGGCTAAACGCATTGCTGGCTGGAGCCATAGGGGCACCATCGTCAATGGTAATTAAAGTGGCTTTTTTGGTGCGCTTGTCAATTGCGTAAAACTCGCCGTCTGCGTTTTCTTTAAGTTCAAATCCAGGATTGTCTTGTTCAAACTTAAATTTCTTTTGCGCCAACGCCAAATTGCCTTGCGCCGTTCTTTCGCTAATGGTCGCAGTTTTAGGCGTTGGGGCCATCCCCGGCATGGGTCTGCCGTACCCTGGTTGAAATCGGTTAGCCTGTGTAGCAACAAAACTGCTGCCGGTGTCCATCTGATCAATCTTAGGGGCAATAACGTCCAATTGATCCTTGGCTGCCAACGTGCGTTGCAGCGCGTTCATTCGATATTGAGCGTAACCTTCTGGCGTAATGTTGCTTAGTTGTGCAATCTCATTTGATGCTTCCTGCATTGAAAACACACCATTTTTTACGCCCTGCGTAATGTGATAAATGGCTTTTTCAGGAGTAGACGCTGCTCCAACAGCTTGCAAAGTAAAATCAAGTCTTTTGTTTTGCAAATCAAATTCTGAACTTTGTGTTTTTGCTCTGGTTTCTGCAATTTTGCCAAGTGATTCTTCTTCCTGCATTGCAAGCGCAGGATCAATCATCCGCAAACCAGCATAATAATCTTTATCTTGCGGATTTTTGTTGGCTCTAAATGATTGCAATGCTCGGTTTTTGTTGACCGCATCAACAGCTGATTGGTACTGCAAATCAGCCAGCTTGTTAGCCCGCTCTTGCTGCACCAGCGCGTTGCGGCGATCGACGCCAGCGTCGTACCCTTCAGTCAAAGCGTTAGTCAAACTAAGGTTTGCAGTTTTAATCATTAAAAACTCCCAAACATTTGCCCAATGCCTTTACCAATAGCCCCATATTGACCAGCTCTAATGTCGCCACGCGCCACCAGTTGGTTAGCTTGATTTTCAGCATTGCCCAAAGCAATCCCGCCTACGTTTTGACCGTAACTTTGCGCCGCTCCGCCAAGTGTGTTAGCGGATGATTGCCCCGCGCCAATCAATCCTTGCAGCGGCGAAAGTTGATTGGCGCGGTTGACTTGGTAGCGGTTAAAAGCGTTGGTGTACTCTTGCGAACCCAAGTCCTGCCCGTACCGTTGCGCGGCCTTGAGCGCCCCGCCAGAGATCAACCCACCCCGCGCTGCTGCTTGGCGGTCTAGCGCCTTCATTCCTTCGCTCATCCGAAACGCATAGCCTGGGTCGGTCGTAAAGTCTTGCATAGAAAAGTCGCGGGCGTATTTTCCGTAGTCAGCGGCAGGCGCTTGATTACGAAAAAAGTCACCTGTGCGGCGCGAGCCATCAGCCACAAAATGCTCATAAGCAAGTTGTTCTGCGCTTTTGTTAGGACTTGCGCCGCCGCCAATTCTATTGGACATTCCAAACGCAGCGCCTGCTATGTCCTTAAAACCTGTCGGCATTGTAAAACTACCGCTAGGTTGCCCTGATTTAGATGCCACCCACGCCTTTGCGTCTGGGTTGGCGTTCAGGTACGCGCCTGCGTTAAAGTTGTTAAACGATTGGTCGTACCGCGGGCCTAAACCAAGCAACGCATTTAAGCGATTTTGTGCCGCAAGACCAGATTCCCGAAAAGGAGCTTGAAGTTCAAGCTGCTTGTCAAACATCTGCTTTTGAATGTCGGACGCATATTTTGCCGCTGCTTCAGACGCTTTAGACGCGCTTTGCGACGCCTTTTTTTGTTCTGAAGCGGGGCCAACGCCAAAAACGTCTGCTACTGAACCAACTATGCCGCCCATAAGGTGCTCTCCAATCTAATCTTGTCGCCGTCGCGCCCGACTTCGCGGAACCCGAAATGCTTTGCCAAACGCAAAGACGGCAGATTGTCTTCGTAAATTTTAGCCACAAGGGTGCCGTGCTTGCGGCCCATTGTACTGAGAAACTTCGTTACTTGACCACGGATGTTCCACCGCCCACGGCGCTCTGGAACTACGAACAAATCAAACTCATTGCCGTCCGCGATAAACGCGCCGCCGTCAAATGGCGTGATGTCTAGATTGTCCTCGGCCCACTCGCGCAAGCCGTCTGGCGCGGCGATGCCTGTACGCTCAAGCAGGTAATCTTCAATCACCCGCCAAACATCGTCATGTAACTTCACGCCCAGACGCCCTGATGTTGATCGCGCTGGCCGTGCCAGCAATGGTCGAGATGAACGCTGATGGCGACAGCACCTGGCCGACAATCTCAGGGAACGTATAGACCTCAGACGGTTGCAACGTCTTGAGTTTGGTGATTAGGTTGCTATCACCAGCCGATCCTGATGCCGTTACCAAGTTCACGCTGATCGTCGCAGCGGTGGCGCTGTAGTTCGTCGCGGTAAACTTGTCAATGATCGTCGTCACGTTCGTCGCGGTGTACTGCGTCGTCTGCGTGGCCTCGGCGGTCTTGGCGGGGATCAGAACTTTTGCTGTGACAGTCATGCCAACACTCCAATGATCGTCACCGCCGTGATTGGCAGTGCGAGGTTCCAGAAAAAATTATGCGTGTTCCAGACCTTTGGGTCTAGTGCGTTCCACCAGCGTAGGTTCTCGCGCTTGCCGTCACCGAACCAAGCAATCCACCTGTACTCAGCCTGGGCCTGCTCACGCCCGATCCACAACGCAGCGCACACCGCAGCACCAGCCCACCAGTTGCCCGTGGCGAGGCCGATGGCGGCTTGCAAACAAAGGCTGATGATGAGGTGTTCTAGGTTGTTTATCACGGATGAATTTCTGGTAAAGATTCGTGCATTTCCACATTTGCTTTAGACGCAATGCATTTTTGTATTTCAGAATTGATGTGCTGAACCAAGGGTGCTGCGTGCTTAAACGGTATTTCCCCAAGCGCAGCGTTAATGATCTGCAATTGTTCTTGCGTAAAATTTATGTTGTAGTCCATTTTTTATCCTACCAATAAACGCCGGGTGGTTCCACCGCTGTCTTTGATGGTGATATACCCTGCTTGCGCCACAACGCCAGCAGTATGCGTTCCAAACTTAACAACGCCAGTTCCTTGGCAACTAAAGGCCAAATCCACATTAGTATCAGAACCATTAGCACTAATAGTTGGTGGGGTGCCCGCAGCACCCGCAAAAAACGTAAAATAATTTGCAGCAGTTGCTCCCGATGCAAAAAATGAAATGTTATTTCCAACGCTGTTAGTGATTTGTAATCCACTATCTGTAAAATTTAAATTTGTGCTATTTGCTGATGCGGCGCAATTAGAAAGTATTGACCCAACTTGGCTTCCAGCACTGTTGTACCAAGCGACTTGATGACCTTTTGCCAAAGCAATGGCTACGCCTGATCCGGTAATGCCGTCTGTTCCTACAATAGACGCAGACCCAAAATTAATGCCAACTTTAAATTTTTTTGGATTGTCTGCAATTTGAATTGCACATGACGCATCAAATTGACCAACCGCGCTTAATTCGCAACCGCTGGCAATCTGAAGGCCTATAACATTTCCCTGTTGGAAAGGGGTTGGATTGATGCTTGCTGCAAGTGTTCGCGTATCCAATTCGCAAGCATATACTGACGAAGTGGTAGCGTTTATTTTGTGGGCTTCTGCGTACAACGCCCAAGCACTTGTGGCTAAAGTTGTGTTGTTATTGACAGCAAAATGACTGCTGGCGATTGTTGACGTTCCCGCAGTTGGCGATAGCAAGGATTGCGCTCCAGTAACAAGTGCGCTGCCCGCTTCCTCTTCGGTATTTAACACGGCTGATGTTGCTGAAGTTACTGAGCCGTTACTAAGACCCGCTGCAACTTGAAATGTGGTAAGCCAATCTTGGTACACATTTGGAAAAGCGCAATCATTTAGAACCGCGCCGCCGACCATCAATCGGTCAGTCATTCGCTGAATAACTGCGCCGCTTTGCGTAAAAAACCCGCCCGACAAAGCATTTGATGTGTAATTTGGAAACGTGCTGTAGTCGGCGGCAGATTTGATTTCACGCAATTTAGCTTGCACCGTCCTAACCACCGCACCCGTGCCTGCGGGCAGATAAGTCACAAGGCTAGCGTCTTCTTCTGGCGTGATGTTGTCCACCGTCCAAATCAGCGCGTTGTCAGCGTCGTACAGCGCCAGCTTGTACGGGCCTGCGCCCAGCCACACGTTAGCCTCGCCGCGTGAGTCCAAGATTACCGGATTGGTATTGGCTACCGTACCAGCGTAGGTGGTGTACGTCGCCAGGGGCGTCGTAGTGCCCGCAGCGTAGCTGTACAGCTTGCCGCCAACCAGCGGCGTGCCGTCGTCGGCGAAGAATTGAATCTTGGGAACTGGTGTAAGTGCTGCGGTCATAAGAGCCTCAAACGGAGGTAACGGTCTGCCACGCAGAACCAGAGTAGACACAAAGTTTGGCTAGTGTAGTGTCGAAGACAACCAATCCGGTAGCAGGGCTGCTGATAGCGTTCTTCTGCGTGGTAGTCATGTTAGGAAATCTAAACCCTTGGGTTGTTGATTGCCCGTCCAAGATGGCAGACGCAGCCGGTGTGCCGTTAATACCCAAACTGCCGCTAGTAAATACCAACAAACTACCCGTCGCCAAAACAGACGTTGACGACGCATACGCCACGCCGTTGGCCGTAAAGGTTGACAACCCCGTGCCGCCGTTGGCTGTTGGCAAGATGCCGCTGACGTCAGCCGTCAAGCTGGCGCTATTCTTCGCCGCCAGCGTGCCCAGTTCAGCACGGGGCGCGAGGTCGTCAACGCTGGTCGGTGTTGGTACGGGCGGGGCTAAATCAGCAAAAGTAATGCTGGCAGCAAAACCATCCAAAGATGGTGGCCCAACCTGCAAGTCGGTCAGCGAGGTGGTGTTTGACCCCTCACCTGTCAAATCAAACAAGTTTACAAAAAACCGATACCACTCCCGAGACATCAACCCCGTCTTGGCGTCAATCACAGGCACTCGCGGTGCCGGAATTTGAGTAAGGTTATTAGGCATTGGTGCCGCTGACCTGAAGTTCTGCGCCCATGATAGCGACCTTCACCGGGTCTGTGCCGGAGACTTCATACACGCGATCCCGCAGCTTGAGCGTCATGCCCAGACGCCGCCAGAACACACGGTGGCTAAACTGACCGATCTCGCCCATGTCAGACCAATGCTCGTTGCTCCATGTGTGCCCGCCGTCATCTGACCACCGCAGCATGACGCGTGGTTTCATCATGGTCCACACAGCCTCGTTGAGCAGGATGCCAAAGCCGTCTTCAGTCAGCAGTTCACCGCCGTCTTCTAGCAGCAGCAAGTCGTACAGGTTCTCAACCTCAGTCGGCCCAATAGGGTCAAGATAGTTCAGCCCAACGCCAGACTCGCAATCAAGTTGCAACGCATGGTGCGCGGTGCGCTTGAGGTCGTTCTGTCCGGTGGGGATCGCCCGCCAAGACCGCAACCATTTCTGAATCTCACCGTTGTCGGCGTAGGTGTCAAGATCAAGCGCGTAGATGTTGCCGTTCTCGTAGTCGCCAACAACCGTCGTGCCGCCAAAGTTGCATTGGCAGTTTGACCGATGCCGAGTGAACTCACCATCTGCAAACCCGGCACGCTCATGCCATGCGCTTGTGGCGACGTCGTACACCCAAGTGGCTTGAGCAAAACTCAGCACATAGAAGGCGTGGCCTTCTTGCTGATAGCTGTAGGCCACAGCGTCGCTTAGATTGCCGTACTGCGCGATGGCGTACTCAATCGCGTGCGTGCTGACGCGCTGCGCGTTGTAGCCTGCGGTGCGGTAGACAATGCCTTGGCCGCGAGCGTCGGTGCCCAGCCACCACAAAGAGTTGTCCAACTTGGCAACAGAGTAGGCGGCAACGCAACCAACCTCAGAAAATGCGCCTTGAATCCGAGTCAGCGGAAAGTCAGCCAGCCCTGCGTCGTACCAGACTTCAACCGAGTCAGCCCCAAACAGCCACGCCTCGCGGTTGTTGATGTTGACAGCCACCAGCCCGTCAGGCGATCCTTCCGCGCTGGCAAACTCCAGCGGGTCAATCTGAGTGCCCTCAAGAATAGCGGTAACCCATATCCGCTGGCCGGTTGGCTCGTTGAAGACAAAGTAGCCGTCCAGATAGCCAACCGTCTTTGCGCCGGGAAAGTCAATGTCGGTGATCTGCTGGAAGACGTTGGTAACTTCGTTGTAGATGTAGCTCGGGCCGTTACAGGCAAAGAAAATCTGCGTGCCGTTGTCTGCAATGCTGACCGGCCCCGTACCGGACACATCGCCCAGCTTGACCGGCGTGCCGGTGGTTGAGGTCAGTTTGTAGACTTCTGTGCCAGAGACAACGTAGAAGTCCGAACCGTTGGTCTGGTGCGCCCACAAGCCTCGGATCGGGCCGGTGCCAACGGTCTGAAGAAACGCCAGCCCAGGCGCTCGGTTAAGAAACGCAGGCTCTTTGCCGCCTTCTGGAATCACTTCTGGAAACAAATTGACCATGCGGTTTGCCGCAGCGTTGACGCTGCGAGCCACATAGCTGCTGCCCAGAATAGGCGTGTGCATTAGTAGTTACCCGCATAGACGTTAAAACGCTGCCTAGTCGCCACCAGCGAGTAAGGCATTGACATGATGTCGTCAGGGTTGTTGATGCGCTTGAGGTTACGTTTGCTGGTCATGGCAATACGCTGAACTGTCTGCGATGGCTCGACGCCAAACTCAGGCGCGATCTCGCAGGCCAAGTTGTACTTGAAACACCGCAAGTAACCCGGCGGCATATAAATCTGCGTTGCCAGCGTGGCGGGGGCCGCCAGTTGCTGCACCGATACAAAGTGCCACTCCAAATCCCGTGTAGGCTTGGGATAGATGGTCATGGTGATGTCGGGAAAAGTCATGTTGACAAAGATCACCTGCGGGTAGGTGCTAGTCACCGTCTTGACAGCAATACCGTTGTACTGCTGCTGGTTGATCATTTTTATGCCATACGAAACATTGGTGCCAGGGTCGCGATAGTACGTCGAGTCGTCCAGCAGCACAGGCCGCACGCCAATAAAGTTGCCCGTAGGCCCAAGCGTGCGCTCAATCAAACCCGACGGCCAAGTGAACACTTGGTCAAGGGTGTTGTAGATCATCAGACGCTCGGTAGACCAAGAGTCGATCATCTGGTTCAGCGCCGAAAGCGCATCCTGAGATGCGTCGGGGGAGGTAGTCTCGCCTTCTGCCAGA